TCAAAATAAATTTAAATAGTTTCTTTGAATCGAATTTTATGTAGACAATTTGTTTACATAGATACTAAGTTCTCCTGTAATTCACTATGTATTATTGCACTTCACCTCCAACGGATTTTGCGCCGTTGGAGGTGTTGTCTCGATTTTTACCATATATCACATTGCTATAAATAATAGAAAGGAGATTGTAAAATGCAAGTTCCTAGTTTTTTAAAATTAGAAGATAATGCTTTAGTATTTAATGAAGATAATAAAGAATTTGTATTCTTTGTACCAGAGAATTTCTTCAATAATACATCTAAGAATGCTATAGCCGAAGAAAATGGACAGTATGTTTCAATGATCGGATTATGTGACTGGGCTATATATGATGAACATGGTAAAAGAGGAGAAGTTCATCCATTTAATTTCCCTACAATGTTTTTATGTAAGCCTTATAAAATAGAGAAAGTAAAGAATATGAAACTTGATAAGGGAGATCCTGGAGATTATAGATTACTTAGATTTGCTAAAGGTGATCAAGTTGTATCTCAGGTTAGAGTCCCTCAGTTAATTGAAAACGTAGAATTATTCTACCAATTAGCTGTTATCACTGCTAAGATTCCTAATACTATTCCATATGATAAGATCTGGAATATATTCTTAGAGAATATGGAATTGAATGGATATTCTTATGGATTAAATGCTCAGTTATTTGGTATAGTTACAGGAGAATTATGTAGAGATCCTAATAATGTAGCTAGACCTTTTAGAATGACAGATATGAAAGATATGAATGCTTATAAGCTTATTTCTATTAAGCTTATTCCTAACTATATTAGTCCTTATACTTCTATTATATCAGAGAACTGGGATGAATCTCTTATTTCTGCTATATTGATGAAAGATAAAGAAGATTTACCTTATTCTCCACTGGAAAAGATCGTAACAATGTAAATAAAAGGTGTAGGGTTAACACTCTACACCTCTTCTTTGTCGTAATAAAAATTAACATGTAAGTAAAATCTACAATATATTTAATATTGTCAATTTATTAAAATTTAAAAGGAGGAATTAATATATGTACCCTGCTACTATAATGAATTGGTATGATCAGACTGGTATAGATAACGAGGTAACTATCTCTGCTATTGATGATAGTCCTCTGTTTATGGTCGTATCAAGTTTCGATAAGGGTCCGGAAGATCTGATGGTTGTCAGTGGTCAGGATTTCTATAATCTGTTTGGTAATAAGATTTACTTTACTAAGCATGGTCAGAATGCAATCCAGGCTAAGAAGATCATTGACGCTGGTGGCAAGCTTCTCATCAAGAGAGTTTGTGCTAAGGATTCTACCCTTGCAAATTTGATTTTGACTGCTACGCTTAATACTACTGAGACTCAGAAGGTTAACTCTGCTGGAATTAAGATTTATCTTGATGGAGATGGTGAGGAAACTACAACTGTTACAGATAATCCTGTTATGGTTTCTACTACCGCTATTAAGTGGTCTGCTTCTAGTGTTCAGGGATGCAAGACATTTGAAGAGGTTAGAGCAAAGGCTTTGACTCTTTTGGATGAGGGTAATAAGACTTATCCTGTTCTTGTTATTACAGATAACGGTAGAGGTGTTTCTTCTAAGGCTGTTAGAATTATTCCTGATTACAATACTTCCAAGGGTATTGGAAAGATGTTCTATTCAGTAACAACTTATGAGGGAACTACTTCTCTTGAGAGTGCTGCTGGTACTCTGGATCCTTCTGTATTGTATAACAATGAAGCATTTGGCATGGATACCGATCTGTGTACTCAGATTAAGATTCAGACTATTGAAGAGGTTTATGATCTCTATGTTGCTGCTATTGCAGAGGCATTGGATAGTGATGTAGATACTGTTAAGAATTATGACCTTGTTTATGGTTATAATGCTAAGGGTGGTGCTGTATCTGGTTTGACTCTTGATAAGGAGTCTGTTGATCTGAATACTACTTATGGTATTGAACTTGCTGAAGGTGCTAATGGTGAGTTTGGTGATGCTCCTGTTAATACCGAGGCTTGGACAGATGCTATTAGAGCAGTATATGCTGGTGAGGCTACTGATGCTGTATATGATGTTGATCAGTATAAGATTGCAGCTATTTTTGATGCAAACCTTCCTCAGGTTGTAAAGAATGCTATTGCTGAGTTTGTTAATTTCCGTGAGGATTGTATGTTCTTCAGAGATCTTGGAACTGGTAATAACTCTTTCCTGGAGATTAATGATGCTTACAATAAGCAGACTGTTCATAGCAGATATATTGCCGATTTCGGAACTTCCTATCAGGTTAAGGATCCTGTAACCAAGAGAAATATTGAAGTTACTATGATGTATGACTATGCAGAGTGTATGGTAGCTCATATTTCTAATGGTCCGTTCAATCCTACTGCTGGTGTTGCTAATGGATTTATACTTAGTGATGCTATTAAGGGAACGGTTAACTTTACTCCTATTATCACTCCTTCTGTAAATCAGAAGCAGGCTATGGATGATATTAGAGTAAACTATGCTATTTTTGAAGATGATAACTGTGTTGTACAGACTCTGTATACTTCTCAGACATCTTATACGCAGTTAAGCTTCATCAATAACGTACTTGCAATTCAGCAGGTAGCCAGAGCTCTTAGAACAGCATGTCCTAAGAATAGATATACTCTTATCTCTGGCACCGATATGACTGACTATGCAACAGCAGCTAACAATGTTCTGAGCAACTTCGTTAATAACTTCGATACATTAACATTTGAGTTTACTCAGGATTCTCTTAAGGCTTCCCAGAAGATTTTCTATGCATCTATCAAGTTTGCATTCAATAACTGGGCACAGACAGAGATCTTTGATCTGTTTGCTGTTGATAATGAGTAATCGGGAAAGGAGGAATTGAAATATTATGGCAAAGATTAATAACGGTATTATTAATGACTATACTATTAAGCCTAAGAATCTAACTCAGTATACTGCCTTTAGAGGTGTTACTGATTTTACCCAGATTGGTCAGTTTGCTCAGTATGAGTCTGGTTATTCTTTCTTGAGCGTTATCAAGATGCCTACATTTATGAGTAAGCTTGCTGATCAGAATAGTGACATTAAGAACCTTGTAGATGGTTTTAAGTGGATGCTGGAGTATGAGTTCCGTGGATTAGACGGACTTCCTGATATTACAGCTGAGACTTATACTATCTCTGATGGTATTAATGAGCAGAACCTGATCAATACTGTTAAGATGGATACATCTATTACTGTATCTATGCAGTACTATGAGAAGACTGGTACTCCTATTGCTCGTTTCTCTGAGCTGTACCTTACAGGTATTAAGGATCCTAAGTCTCAGGCTAAGACGTATCATGGTTTGATCAAGAATAATATTCTTGAGCCGAGCCCTGAGAATGAAGTATTTACTCTGCTGTATTACAATACTGATAATACTATGCTTAGACTTGAGCGTGCAGTTCTGTTAGCTAACTGCCAGCTTACTAAGGCTGAGCTTTCTCAGTATAATGCACAGCGTAGTGATATCAACAATAAGGAAGTTACTATTGAGTTTACTTGCTTCCCTGTAATGGGTTATCAGGTTGATAAGGCTGCTTCCAAGTTGCTGTCCAATATTACTGGTGTAACTGCTAGCTACAACAATGGTGTTAATACATACAAGGTTAATAGCACTAGCGGTGTTGCTGCTCTTGATTCTGCAGATTACAAGTATGCAATTATGAATGGTGATTCTCCTAGTAAGATTCCTACCCTTGTAAGTGCAGCAAAGTAGTAGAAATAAATATATTAAATTTATAATTCTTGCCTTATAAATTTTAAGATATTTTGTGGTAGGCTATTATAGCCTACCACATTTTCTTTATTGATGTCCGGAACATCGAATTAATTATAATTTGGAGGAGATAGGATTATGAATACAACGAATGTATTCTGTGTTATTGCTAAAAGTGGAGCAGGAAAAACAGAATATTTAAACAGATTACTTTCCGATAAAAAATTTCTAAAAAATACGAAACTTTCTCTGCTAATTTATGGTACTACTAGAAAGAAGAGAAAGGGTGAGAAAGAAGGTGTAGATTACTATTATCATACTCAAGAAGAATATGATAATATAAATTATGATGATTTAATTGAATCTAGATCTTATTATACTTTAAATGATGGTGAAGTTTATTATTTCACCAAGAAAGAGTATTTTGATATATCTGGAAATATTATTTGTATAACTTCTCCTTATCAATTTGAAAATTATCGTAATTGGATCAATAGAGAAAATATTAGAACTCCTAATAGATAT